TCATGGATGGCCGGGTCGAAGATGATCGGGAAGGTGATCGGCTCGTTGTTCGCAAGGCCCGGGATGAACTCAAACGCACCAGACATCAGGTGCGTGGTGTCGATCTCGGTGTTCGTGCCGCCGGCGAAGTTCGGCAGGCCGGTGATCTGCGCCACTTCGGTGACGACGGTGGGGGCGGACACGTAGTAGAGCTGCGTGCCCTGAGTCTTCAATGCGGCCATGACGGCTTTTCTCCGGAGTTACGGGCGCGCGGCCCAGAGGTCGAACGAGGCGGTGATGCGGAAGGCGTTGGTGTCGGGGTCGCGGCCCTGGTCGAAGAACAGGACGCAGTGCGCGGTCGGCTCGACGGCGTTGCGCACGGCCACAGCCAGCGCGCTGGCCTGCGCGCCGGTGTCGGCGTAGAGGTCGAACTGCACGCGCACCTGATCAATCACCGGCGTGCCGGCGAGCTGGTTCTCGGGGACGCCGCTGGGGAACTGCCAGGTGCCGTAGGGGTAGGCCACACCCTGGGGCGCCTCGCCGAACGGGTACAGCCGGACGTTGGCGGCGCCATCGGGCGCAATGGCTCGCACCGCCGGCACGTTGACCAGCGGGTAGACGGGAGGAAGCACGGGGTCAGCCCTGGGGGTTGAGCTTGCGGACGATCTTGTCGAGGTCGGCGCCAAGCGCTCTGGTGAACTCGTCGAGCGCGGCCTGCGCGCTTGCGGCAAAGCTGGGCTGGATGAACGGCGTGGCGGCGCGCTTCTGTGTGCCGAACTCGAGGAACTTCCAGTAGAAGGCCTCGCCGTCCTTCTGGTAGCTCTTGCCGGCCCGGCCCGCGCGGCGGTTGTCGCGGTTGTTGGCATAGCGCGCACGGCGACCGCGCACGCTCACGACGAAACGCTCGGCCACGCCGGGCGGCCGGTCGTCGCGCACGCGCGCGGCGATGATGTTCGCCTCCAGCAGGCCGGTGCGCTTCGGCGCGTTCTTCTTTACCTCGTCGCGCACCAGGCGCGCGGCGCGGCCAAGGGCGCGGCGCACGGGGCCGCCGTTCTTCCCGCTGATCTCGCGCGGCAGCGCTTCCAAGCGCCTCAGCAGTTCGCCCAGGCCCTCGATCTCGACGGTGGTCTTACCGGCCATCGCTTGCTCCGGTGCCGAGCATCAGGGTGGCGTGGCGCCGGAACGTTGGGTCCGGCAGCACGGCGGTGATCTGGTAGACGCGCCCTTGGTGGATCAGGCGCATCGTGGTCTGCAGGTTGGCGTCCCAGCGCACCGTGGCGCGGGCCGTCAGCTCGGACTGGTTGGCGCCGGACTGCAGGAACTCGCGGCCCGAGAGCGGCACGACCTCCGCAGGCAGGTTGTCGACGTAGGTGGCCCACGTCTCGACCAGGTCGCCGGTCTGCGCGTCGCGCGCGCTGACGGGCTGCTCGATGCGGACGCGGTGACGCAAGGTGCCGGCGCGCATCAGAAGCTCGGGGCCCGGTAGGGGTCGAGAAGGCGATCGACGTAGGGCACCGTCGCGACGGTGACGCCCGCGGCGACGGACTCGCGGTGTTCGAACAGCGTGCCGATGCGCAGCAGGATCCACTGCCGAATCGGCGCCGGCACATCGCTGGCGGCCGGGCCGTAGCCTGCGACGTAGCGCACACGCACGGCGTTGACGTGCTGGCGCGTCTCCGGCCACGAGTAGTCCGGGTCGGGCACGATCCATCCGCTCAGGCGGAAGGTGTCGAGCCGGTAGGTGGCCGGGTCCAGCGTCTGCTCGATGCCGGCCGGGTCGTCGAACTTCACGCTGGTGACCGCGATCACCGGCCCGAAGGTCAGCTCGATCGCCGCCGGGAAGGCGTCCCGCGCGATCTCCCGCGTCTGCGTGATCAGGCTGCGCTGCAGCTCGTTCTCGGCATCCGAACGCGCCGCGGTGATCAGCGCTGTGATCAGCGCGTCCTCGTCGGTGTGCGTGACGCGCAGGTGCGCCCGCGCCTCGGCCAGCGTGATCGGCTCGACGGCGGGCGGGGTGATCAGCTTCATGCGGCGGTCCTGGTCGCCACGGCATCGGCCGGGCGGGTCGAGTTCTGTTGTGCGGGCCGGCGCTCGTCGCGCTGCGGCCGGAGCGCGGAGCCGGTGGCGGCGTCGACCAGCACGGCGCGGACCGTGCCGCCGAGCGACGAATTCGCGGAGGCCTGCAGCAGCGCCTACTTCCACTTCGGGTAGATGGCGTTCGGCACGGGTCAGCCCTCGGCCGCGGGGTCGGCCTTGTCGGCCTTCTCCGCCTGCAGCAGCTTGGCGTAGGCGACCGCATCGGGGTGGCTGTCGACCAGGCCGTCGGCCTCGGCCATGGCAACCAGCTCGGCGGGAATCTTGGCGACCTCGCCCCACAGGCCGTAGGTGCAGTCGCGCAGCACGCGCACCTCGACCAGGGCGTCGGCCGTGGTGTTCTTGGTCTTGCTCATGCTGTTCTCCTGGCGAAAGAGCCCCGGCCCGAAGGCCGGGGCATCCCCCACCCCAGTCGGTTAGGTCGCGGAGTTCTGGCCCAGGCGGATCGGCGAGCGAGCGGCCACCGCCGTCGGGTTGGCGAAGCGGCCGTCCATGCGGGCGAACACGTAGAAGCCGATCTGGCCCTGGTCGATGAAGCGCTGGTCGGCCCGGATCAGCATCATGTTGCGCACGCGGCGCACCATGTAGGCCGAGAGGTCGCCGAACGCGATCGAGCGGGCGTTCGCGGCCGGCACCGGAGCGTCCTGGTTGATGATGTACTCGTAGCCGAGCAGGCGGCCCGGGAACGGGTTCTGGCCGCCAGCAGCCCCGGCCACCGCATAGTCGGGCATCCAGATCGGACGGCCCGTCGTGTCGAGCTGGTTCTTGATGGCCTGCAGGACCGCATCGTGGAACATCCAGCGGGCGCGGCCACGGTAGTCCGGGTCGACCGCGTGCTCGATGTTCACCAGCGACTGGTAGTTCCAGCTGGTGGCCTGACCCGTCGGGGCGGTGAAGCCGATGTTCGCGCCGACCGTGGCGTTGAACAGGCCGGCCGGCTGGCCGGTGCCCGTTCCCGTCGAGGCGTTGGCGTTGAAGCCGCGGGCCAGGCGGATGCCGTGCTTGCGGGCGACGTAGGCCTCGAGGTCGAAGGCCGAGTCCTGCAGCAGCTCGAGCGAGACGCGCACGAGCGAGCGGTAGGTGAAGGCGCCCAGGGTGATGTTGGCGAACACCGCGTCGGTCGAGGTGGTCAGCGCCGCGCCTTCCGCCACGATCGTCGCCGCGTTGGCGGTGTCATCTTCCAGCGGCACCGGGATCGGGTTGCCCGAATCGGTCTCCAGGATGGTGGAACCGCCCGGCTGCAGGAAGCCGCCGATCGCGCGCTGGGCTTCGATGAGCGTGGCGAGGAAGCCCTGCGGGACGGTGAAGCCGCCCGCGTTGCCAGTCAGCGACAGGTCGCGCTTCTCGGCGAGCAGGCTGCGCTCCTCGTTGCTCAGACCGGCCTGGCCGTTGATCAGGTAGCTGCGGAAGGCCTTCGCGTGGGCGTCATTCGCCGACTCGCGGCCCTTCATCGCCGCCTGCACATCGCGGTCCTCGCGGGTGCCCTCGACGCGCTCGGCGCTGCGGGCCTCTGCTTCCGAGAGCTCCGACTCGCGCTTCATGCGGCCCTCGATCTCCTCGATCTGGCTGCGCGCGTTGTTGTAGTTCTGGAGCTCGTCGGCGGTGAAGCCACGGTTCTCCTTCTCGGCGGCCTCGTGCAGGTCGCGCATGGCCTTGACGGCCTTGTTCCGCAGTTCGCGGAGCTGGTTCAGCTTGACGCTCATGGGTCTGTCTCCAGAGGTTTCGGGTCACGGGCGTGAGAGGCGCAAGCCGCCCGCGCGCCCGTGACGCGGAGCGGTGAAAACGACGAAGCCCGGCGCAGGGCCGGGCTCCGGGGTGAAGTCGGGTTGTCGGCCGGGGTCAGCCGATCTGGTCAATCGCCAGCAGTTCGAGCTCCCGGGCACGGGCCTCGCGCTGGTAGTCCGGCGGGGTCACCGCCTCCTGCTGGTGCTGCTCGAGCGCGCGCATGGCCGCCGAGGTCGAGGGATAGGCCGGATACGTCACGACCGAGACGTCGAACAGGCGCTGCACCTTCCGAATCGTGCGGATCCACGGCCCGGTGCCGGTGCGCTCCCAGCTCTGGTCGTCCTTCGAGACCGTGAAGGCGAAGCTCATCTGCGAGACGTCGCCGCGCTCCATCAGGGCGACGAGGTCGCGCGCCGCCTGCGTGTCCGGCGGGGTGATCTCCACCGCCAGCCCGTTCGCGTCCTCGCGCATGATCAGCGTGCCGGAGCGGTTGCGGCCCAGCACGAGGTTGGGGTCGTGGTTGACCAGGGCGCGGACGTCGTCGCGGCCGATCGCGTCGGCGAAGGCGCCCGCCGTGATCTGCTCACGGAAGCCGCCGAGGTCGTCGCTCAGGTTGTTGAAGACGGCGGCGTAGCCGCGGATCTTCGGGAGGTCGCCGTCCCGGCGCTCGACCGTGAGGTCGCCCAGGTGCATGCGCTTTTCGATGTCGGTCTTCACTGGGTACTCCCCTCGCCGCCCTCGCCTTCGCCCTCGGTCGGGCGCGGCGAATCCAGCGGCTGCATGTTCAGCGGCGACAGGTACACGTCGCCGCCGTCGACCGGCGGCAGGTTCTCCTTGCGCCGGATGTCGTTCACGCTCAGCCAGCCCCACTGGCGGGCCTTCACGTAGTAGTCGGATCGCGTCTTCAGGTCGCCGCGCAGCAGGCCGTCGACGTTGAACTCGGCGTAGAACGGCGACGGGCCGGTGACGATCTCATCGCCCTGCCCAAGCGCCACCGGCACCGGCGGGAACAGCTTCCGGTTCAGCTCCTGCTCCCAGCGGACCAGCCAGGGGCGGATGCAGTGCTGGACGAACTCCAGCGACTGGTGCTCGATGTTCGAGAACGTGGCCCGCTCGAGGTCGCCGATCATGTGCGGCGGAACCCGGAACCAGCGCGCGATGTCGGTGATCTGGAACTTCCGCGACTCGAGGAACTGCGCCTCGTTGTTCGGGATGGTGATCTTGTTGAACGTGCCGCCGCCCGGGATGACGGCGGTCTTGTGCGCGTTCGCGGTGCCGCCGTAGATCGACTGCCACTGCTCGCGCAGGACCTGCGCCTGCTCCTTCGTCAGCTTCTCCGGCACGCTGATGTAGCCGGCCGGCTGCGAGGCGTTGCCGAAGAACGTGGCGCCGTAGGCCTCCGCGGCGATGCCGAGGCCGATCGCTTGGGCGGCGTACCGCACCACGCTCAGGCCCTTGATGCCGTCGAAGCTCAGGCCTGCCACGTGGATCATGTCCGCCTGGTCGAGGCGGATGGGCAGGTTGTTGCCGGGCAGCACCACGTCGTAGACCAGCCGGCGGCGCGCGGTCAGGCTGACGCGGACGAACTGCGGCAGCACGGGCACCAGCTCGACCGGCTCGCCGGCGCCGTTGCGCAGGATCGCCGCGTAGGCATTGCCCCACAGCAGCACGTGGCCCTGCAGCACCTCGCGGAACGCCATGCCCGAGAGCATCGGGCTCGGGTTGGCGAGCAGCTGCGCGACCCGGTTGGAGTCGGCGCGCGTGCCCACCGAGTCGCCGCGCTCGTAGACGTGCAGCGGCAGCGTCGACACCGTCTCCGAGATCAGCCGGACGGCCGCCCACACCGCGCTGAGCCGCATCGCCGACTCCGGCGACACGTCGACGCCCGACCCGGTGCGAGAAGCCCCGAAGGCCTCCCACATCCAGCTGTCCGGGGTCATCAGTGTGGATCGTCGGGACAGCCCGAACACACCCAGCATCTTGTCGAGTGCGCCCATCAGATCCCCAACACCAGTTCGTCCACCATCTCCCCCGAGTCCTCGCGGACCAGGGCCCGGCCGAGCGCCATGATCAGCGCCACGACCCCGTCGATCTTGTTCTGCGGCTGCTCCTTCCGCGGGTACACGTTGCCCTTGGCGTCGGTGTGGCAGACCACGTTCGACGCCATCCACGCCATAACCGGGTCGCCGTCGTGATGAAACCGGCCGCTGAGCACCAGCGCCTCCAGCTCCTTCATCGGCGCGCTCATGTTCTGCACCGTTTGCCGGTACTCCAGCACCGGGAGCCCCTCGGCCTGCAGGCGCTGCATGATCTGCGCGGCCTGCCACGGGTCGAAGGCCGCGTCGGTCACGCGCACGCGGCGCGCGAGGTCGCGAATCTCGTCCTCGATGTAGCCGAAGTCGGTCACCTGCCCAGGCGTGAGCACCATCCGGCCCTCGCGAGCCCACCCGGCGTAGTAGCTGTTCCGGCCGTCCTCGGCCGCTTCCTCCGGCAGGAAGTACCGGCCGAAGGCGTAGTAGTGCATCTGCCCGTCATCGGCGCGGCGCGCGTACAGGCGCATCACCGGCGCGATGTCGGTGCGGGTCGCAAGGTCGCAGGCGACGATGCAGTCCTGCCCCTCGAACGCCGCCTCGTCGAGGTCGGCATCCGCGGCCGCCTCCCAGGCGGCCATGTTCATCCAGCTCGTGTCCGCGTTGACCCAGACGTTGAGGTGCTTGGTCAGGAAGTTGTTCTGCGCCGAGGACATCTGCAGCGCCACGCGGGCGTTGCGCTCGATGCTCTCGGGCATCACCGACACGCCCCAGTTGGGGTTCGCCTTCGCCCAGCTCGCCGGGTCGAAGGGGTCATCGCCCTCGTCGATCGACCAGATGCAGCCGAAGTAGGCCTCGTCGTCGGCCACCCGCTCGAGCACCTTCGTCACGTAGGTGCGCTGCTCGTAGCAGATGCCGGCGCGGTTGAAGCCCGCGGTGGTGATCGCCCACAGCAGCGGCTGTCGCCGCGCGCCGGTGGCCGTCAGCAGCACATCCCACACGCCGCGGTCCTTGTGGCCGTGCAGCTCGTCCACGATGCCGCAGTGGACGTTCAAGCCGTCGAGGTTGCCGTCCTGGTCACGCGACAGCGCCTTGAAGCTGCTCCCGGTGTCCGTCTGGAACACCGAATGCGTGCTCGCCTGGACGCCAAGGGCCTCTCGCATGTCCGGCGAGCGCAGCACCATCTGGCGCGCGTCGCCGAACACGATCCGGGCCTGCTCGCGGGTGGTCGCCGCGGAGTACACCTCCGCGCCGGCCTCGCCGTCGGCCGCCAGCATGTACAGCGCCACCCCTGAGCTGAGGGTGGACTTTGCGTTCTTGCGGGGCACCTCGGTGTAGACGGTCTTGAACCGGCGGTAGCCCGCCGCGTCCACCCACCCGAACACCGTGGTGAGGATGAAGCACTGCCAGTCCTCGAGCTGGATCCGCTCTCGGGCGCTGGCCTTCTCGCCCTTCACGTGGGGCATCAGCTCGATGAACTGACACACCCGCTCGGCCGCCTCGATGTCGAAGCGGTACCGCCAGCCCTTGCGCGCAAGGTCGCGGCGCTGGCGCTCGCACGCCAGTCGCACCCATTTGCACGCCGGCCGACGCCCGCTCAGGACGTCGTCGATGTACCGGTTCGCCCGCCCAACATGGCCTTGAACGGGTTCTCGCGCTTCAGCTCCTTGGCCACGACGACCTTGCTTCGGTCGGCGGGGTTCATGCCCATTTGGCCGAGCAGGCTTTGCAGCCGGCCGATCTCCTTCGGGTCCATCCCCAGCGGCTCGGCCCAGAACTTGGCGAGCAGCGCCGCGGCGAGCGCGAGGTGCGCCCGATCCATCGACGTCAGCACCCCCGGCGCCGCGATCGACACCAGGTAGTCCCACGCTTCGTGCATCGGGCGCGGAAACCTTGCCGGACACGGCCCGATTCCGCCCTCGGGCTGGGGCTCGTTCGCCCTTGCCCGCATGCGATCCGGGTGCTTTTGCTCGGTCCCCTTCAGCGCGTGAAGGGCGGTTGGTAGGCGTGGCCTTGCCACGGGTCACGTCCAGATTTCCAGTTTTGGGGATGCGAAAAAACGACTGTGGGCGCGGTCCCTGGCGTTTGGCTGCCAGAGATTTCCACCCCCCTACCCCCCTTCCCTCCCCGAGGGCTTGGGGTGACGATGTGGGCACCTCACTGGACCGGATGCCATGAAG